TAAAAAAGAAAACCTAACTTGGTTATTGTAACATATTTATATATATAAAACTATGGCAAACGAAGAATTTCAAATATTAAAACAAAGATCTTTATATTCAAAATTAAAGAGACTTTTTTCCACCGATGCGGTAATTCGTAATGTAGGTGGTAAGAAATTAAAGGTAGTAGATACAGATGAAGTAATGTATGCTACTGACCGTAATACACTTAGAGATCGTTTTAATAGAATTAGAACATCTTCATATAATCAATATAGCAGAGACTTTACATTAAGTTATCAAGCTGCTCGTATTGAATTATTTCGTGATTATGATACCATGGATATGGACCCAATCATTGCATCTGCACTAGACATTTATGCAGATGAATGTGTAACTAAGAATGAATTGGGTGAAATTCTTGTAATTCATTCAAGTAATGATAATATCAAACAAATTCTTTATAATTTGTTCTATGATATTCTTAATATTGAATTTAATATGTGGAGTTGGACTAGAAATCTTGTAAAATACGGCGATTTCTATTTGAAAATGTATATTAGTCCAGAATATGGTGTTTACATGGTAGAACCAATTAGTGCGTACAATGTTACCCGTGTAGAAAATAGTGATTTAACAAATAAGAACTATGTTAAATTCCAAATCAATTTGCCAGAGGGTGGAAGATTAGAAGAATTGGAAAATTATCAAGTTGCTCATTTTAGAATGTTGAGTGATAGTAATTTCATTCCATATGGTAAAAGTATTATTGAAGGTGGTAGAAGAGTTTGGAAACAATTATCTTTGATGGAAGATGCAATGTTAATTCACCGTGTAATGCGTGCTCCAGAAAAGAGAATATTTAAGGTTGATGTAGGTAATATTCCACCATCTGAAGTGGATCAATATATGCAAAAGTTGATGGACAAGATGAAAAAGGTTCCATACATTGATGAAAGAACAGGTGATTATAATCTTCGTTTTAATCTACAAAACATGGTAGAAGACTTTTATCTACCAGTTCGTGGTAGTGATAGTGGTACTAGTATTGAACCATTGAGTGGTATGGAATTTAATGGTATTGATGATATTGAATATCTTCGTAACAAAATGTTGGCTGCATTAAAGATACCAAAGGCATTTTTGGGTTATGAAGAAGATTTGAGTGGTAAGGCAACACTTGCAAGTGAAGATGTAAGATTTGCAAAGACAGTAAACAGAGTACAAAGAATTTTGATCAGTGAATTAAACAAAATTGCAATGGTACATTTGTATGCTCAAGGGTATAAAGATGCATCATTGGTTGATTTTACATTAGAATTAACAAATCCGTCAGTAATTTTTGAAAAAGAAAAGATTGCTATTTGGCAAGACAAAGTAAATCTTTCTAAAGATATGATGGAAACTAAGTTATTTAGTAAGAAATGGATATATGAAAATGTATTTAAGATTTCTGAAGAAGATGTAGATATTCAAAAGAATGATTTGGTTGAAGATGCTAAACAATCTTACAGATTCAAACAAATTGAAGATGAAGGTATTGATCCTGCTAAACCATTCAATAAAATTAAACCAGAAGAAGGTGGTGAAGGCGGCACTGGTGGAGGTGAAACTGGTGCAGAAGCTGGTGGAGGTGAAACTGGTGGAACTGAAACAGGTGGTGCAGAGGCCGGATCGGAAACAGGAGGTGAAACAACAGGAGGTGAAACTGGTGGTGGTGAAGCTCCTGCATTAACAGAGAAATCTCTTAGATCATATAAAAGACCATCACAAAAAGGATCTCACAAAAAGAGAAAAGATATTGCGTTTGGATATGATCCATTAGGAAGCAAAGAAAATGTATCGCAATCTCAAACTGATCCATTAAGACAAGGTTCCAAAACCAAATCTCCATTGAGTTTAGAGGGTTTAAATGACTTTTTAAAAACTACTTCTCAAATCAAAACAGAACTTTTAAATGAAACAAAAAGTCTATCGATGTTAGACGAAAAAAATATTATTGAATAATCCATGTAAATAGTATATTAAAAATGATTTTTACTATAAATTTACTATATTTATAAAATAACGAAGATTAAATTATATGCACAAAGCTAAGCATTCAAAGTTTAGAAACACAGGAATATTGTTTGAATTGCTCACTCGACAAGTGACATCAGATATTTTGTCTGGAAAAGACGAATCTTTTGCCAAGAATATTCTATTTAAATACTTTTCTGAAAGTAAAGAATTAGGCAAAGAGTTACAATTGTATAACTTTTTAGTTAATGAAGTTGCAAAAGACGAAACACAAGCTGAAAAGTATATTGAAATTGTTTTAAAACAAAGAGACAAACTAAATCAAAAGTCATTAACATCTGAAAAATATAATTTAATCAAAGAAATCAAAGATGTTTATCCAATTAATGATTTATTTAAGTCTAGTATTAAGAATTATAAAGTCTTAGCTTCAATATATAAAATTTTTGAAAATCACGGTGATAAAAATTCTAAGTTTGATGTAAAAGAAATTGTTACATCCAGAACTTGTATTGTTGAAAATTTATGTGGCATTAAAAAAGTTAATAAAGAAACCGAAGATGAAATGATTAATATTTATAAACAACAAAACGAAGAAGTTCGTCTTTTGAGTTATAAAATATTGGTCGAATCTCTAAATGAAAAGTATAAAGATTTGGATTCAAACCAAAAGAATTTATTAAAAGAATATATTAATAGTATAAGCAATACAAATTCATTGAAAACATTAATTGACAGTGAAGTAACTAATGTTAAGAAACAATTGGCTGAATTAACCAATAAAATTTCTGATGATGTCATTAAGATCAAGATTAATGAAACTGTAAAACAACTTGATAATGTTAAAAAATTTAATCTCGTTAAAGATAATCAAGTAATGGTTCTATTGTTATCATATGAATTGATAAAGGAAATCAAAAATCAAATTTAATATGAACGAAGCCAAAGAAATTATTAAGTCAGATGAATCTTTGAAACAAAAAATCAAAGAATTAATTAAACAAGTAATGGACGAAATTACTACTTCTGCTGCTGCAGGTAGTGGAGAAGGTTCTGCCGGTGTACCAAGAGTTCCTACTTGGGTTTCTAAAAATAAAAAGGGTAGACCAGATGTAGCTACTGCTCTTGGATATACTCTTGCAAAACCAGTAAATGAAGCTGCCGAACCAGGAGCTGTTCCACAACAAGATCCAAACGCACAACAAGGACAAGAAGATCCTAATTTATATGATGCTAAGTTTGATTTGACGGATTTTGAAACTAGAGTATCTCAATCTACTTTGCAAAATAAAACAAGTTTTCAAAATAAAATAATGAGTAAAATTGGAAACAAACAAGTCCAATTAAGAGCGTCAAAAGGATATGGTCAACCAGAAAAAGATTATATAGTGAATGTTTCTGGGGTAAGTATTGACTTTTACTATGAAAAATATGTAATTGTAGTAAAAGGTAGAGAACAAGGTAAACAAAAGGAAAGTGAATACTTTGTTAAACCACCATATCAAATCAAGATTTTAGGTAATGCAGTTGTTACACCTTCCGCAAAGAAGAAACAACAACAATCTCCAGCAACACCAGTTGCTCCTGTTGTACCAACAAACACTGCAACAAAAGGAGTATAACATATATGAATAAAAAACTATTAGTAGATTGTATAACATTTGATGTAGACAAATCCGTACTTAAAGAAGCAATGTCCAAAGGTGGACCATTGGTTGTACAAGGTGTTCTACAAAGAGCCGAAGCCAAAAACCAAAATGGTAGAGTTTACGGCAAAGAAATTTTAGAAAGAGAAGCTCAAAAGTATGATGGAAATTTCATCAAAGAAAGAAGAGCACTTGGTGAATTAGATCATCCAGACAGTAGCGTTGTAAACTTAAAGAATGTAAGTCACAATGTAAAAAGAATGTACTGGAATGGTAATGATTTAATGGGCGAAGTAGAAATTTTAACTACACCAAGTGGTAATATCTTAAAAGAACTATTAAATTGTGGTATTAAGTTAGGTATTAGTTCCAGAGGAATGGGTAGCGTTAAAAAGAATGTACACGAAGGTACTGATGAAGTTCAAGATGATTTTGAATTGATTGCATTTGACTTTGTTAGCAATCCATCAACCAAAGGTGCGTTTATGTTTCCATCTGGAGAACAATCTTTACAAGAAGGAGTTGTAAAAAACCCATTAACAAACAAATGGGAGAATGTAGAAAATCTAATAAGAGACATTTTAGGAGAAATTAAATAATATGAATGATATTCTAGCAGAAAATATTAAACTTAAATCAGATTTACAATATGATATTTTATTTGAATCAAAAGAATATTATGGTTTAGATTCTAACACCAAAACATTCATAAAAGAATGTTATGATATGGGTGTAAATCGTTCAATTTATTTGCATCAACAAGATCAAGCATTACTTGAAAGTATTGATGAAGGATTGTGGGATAGAGTAAAAGCAGGCGCAGCTCGTTTTGGTCAAGGTTTAAAAAATGTCACCGGTGTTGGTCAACCAAATGCAGATAGTAAAGATGCGGGAGTTGATTCATTATTAAATTCATTTAAACAAAAGTTTGAAAAGGCAAAACAAGCTAGTGCTCAACCAAATGGAAATCAAACTGTTGCAACTGAATTGACAAATGATTTAGAAAAAATAGATAATGCATCTAAATCTGATAATACTCCACCACCTACACCACAACAAGCAGCCGCAGTTGTTCAACAAAGTACTGCTCCTAAAGAATTAAAAGATAAAATTTTAAATGCAATCAAACAAAATCCTGGTAAAACTAAATTTTTGTTAGGTGCATTAGCATTTGGTGCTGGTGTTGCTGCTGCAGCTGCTACTGGTGGAAATCCATTAGTAGGTAAAGCCGCTGGTGCATTAATTAATGGTATTGGTAACGCTGCTTTGGCTAAAATTCAAGGTCGTGGTACTGGTGATGCTGTAATGTCTGGTTTGGGAGGTGCTTTAGCCGGTGCTTCTTTGGCAAGTTTAGGTGCTGGAGCAACCAATTTATTGGGTGCTGCTGCTGAAAAAGGTGTTGATGTGGTAATGGGTACAGATGGAAGTGCATTGCCTGTAACAAAGACTGCAACTCCTTTTCCTGGTACTAGACCAGAAGATATTGTTCCTGGTAGTGCAAATGATCCAAATCAAGGAATGTATCAAGGAAATCCAGCTTCTGCTGGGCCAGGAAACTGGCAATCAGGTGCAATAGCACCGGAAGATCAAAGATTGCCTGATACTGAAGCACCAGATACAAATCAATATGATGCACAAGGTAATAGAGTTTATCCACAACAAGGATTTGCTGATACGAGTGATGCAAATAGTCCAGAAGTACAAGTTACACAACAACAAAGTGCGGTATCACCAGAAGATTTAGGAACAACTAATGCTGATCAAGACGCATTTGCTGATACAAGTGATGCAAATAGTCCAGAAGTACAGACAACACAACAACAAGTTGCAAATACACCACAAGGTGCAGCACAACCAAGATTTAAATCGGCATTAGACCCAAGATCTGCAAGAGTTGCATTTGACAGATCTAGAGGAGTAATTAAAGAAGAAAAAATGTTCGTTAAATCTTATAACAACACATATACCATTAAAAAATCTTTGAATGAAAATATTGAAGAAAAATGGAATGAAGGTGTTGAAGAAACACTTGACGAATCATTAAATCCAGATCAACAAAAAATATATGATGAATTTTTGACAGATTTGGGTAAAATGTTTAAACAACCAAAAGATCAAGTAATATCATTTATGCAAAGTCAAGGAACAAGATTTAAAAATGTTCTTGACTATATTAATCAAAATGTAACACCTGCTGCACCAGCTGCACCACCTGCACAACCAAGCGGTCTTCCTCAAATTACACCTCAACTTAAACTTGATGTTGATACAAAAATCAAAACATTGTTGTCTGGTCTTACAATTTTAAATCCAAAAGTTCAAAAATTATTAAAGAAAAATCCAACAACAAGAGTTGCAGGTAACAACGCAAGTTATGTATTTAGATTAACTAATACGGGAGATATTGCTTTTATCATAAAAGGATGGCTCGGTCAAACTTCATTCTTATATCAAGATAAACCAACTGTTGCACAACAAAATGCTCAACAAGTATTGATTAAAGAAATTGCATATAAACCAATTGATACATTAAAAAATAATTTTATCGTTCAATTATCAAAAAATTTGGCACTATATTATAGTCAAAAGTCACAATTAGCAGGTCAATTAAAACAAAATCAACTTGAAATTGTAATACGTAATCATTTAACACAAGTGTCAAAAACAAATCCAGCATTTAATAAATTGTTCAGTAGTATATTAGTGTTATTAGATAGTGTATCTACTAGAATGAAAGCAAGTAAAACTAAACCAAAACAAATTTGGATTGGTATTACTAATAAAGGAATGGGATTATTTACAGGTTTGCCAAGTAAGAAAAAAGTTCAACCAGGTAAACCAGTTATCCGTAAAAAACCATAACATTTATAAATTAGTATAATATTTATATCATATGATTAAATTAACTGAAATAGCAGAAACATTGGGAATTAAAAATCAACCCCAATCTCCACAACCAGTTCCACAAGCTGTTGGAGAATCACCTGCAGCAGTAAAGACACTTACCAAGGAAGAAAAGAAAGCTCTTTATGAATTGGTACATAATTATAATGAATATGGAAAAGTTCTTTATGAATATCATCAATTGATGAAAGTTGCGGAAAATATTGATAAAATATCACAATATGCCGAAACATATGCATTGAATGAATGTGGTGATTGGATGCAAGAAAATACTGCTATTCGCCATTTCAAAGAATTGAAGAAGATGTCTGAAGCATTTAAGAAAAATGCTGCTAAATGTCAACAACAAAACAATGAAATGGTCAGTTTATATGAAGATATGGGCAATATTTTAGAAAAATATTTTGAAATTAAAAGTCATTAAAACATTATAAATAGAAACGAAAAACCCCACTTTTTACAGTGGGGTTTATTTTTTTAAATTTCTACTGAACCAAGTTCATCTATTTTATTTAACATATCACTGAACGATTTAAATAAATGTTTGGTATCATTTATTAATAAAATATAATCGTCATCTGTTTTATATATTTTATAAGTGTAATCATCCATGTCTTTTTGATTTTTTACTTTTAATACAAGTCGTGCATCACCTTCTGGTTCAAATCCCATTCCATATAACATATCTAATTCTTTCCAATCCCATCCATTTGGATGATCTATATCATCCAACTTATATTCTTTTTCTCCACTTTCTTTTGTTAAGAATGATTTTAAGTGTGTCATAATTAATTATTAATTTTAATTGCGTCTTTTATGAAACTGTATAATTTATTTTTTATTTCTCCTTCACCAGTATCATTAGTAATTGGATCGGATAACTTATAACGAATTTCTGCTGAAGGTTTATCAAAGTCTTCTTCATTTTGATATTCAGTATACCATACACCATATTTGAAAGAATTTTTTGTATCATCTTCTTCGTTTGTTAATTTCTTAATTACAAACTTAATTGTATTTTCATTGAATTCTTTATCAAAACTCAATTCCATACCAGATCCAGCATTTTTGTTGTTGACTGGACCTGTTACTTCTGCAATTTTTGCAACTTCATATGGTTTAAAATCAAGTCCCTGATTTTTATTTAATTCATCTCTAAACTTAACATTCTTTTTGTTTAGTTCAGCGGTTTCATTGATTACATTTGCGAATGATCTACGAAATATTTCTTTCAATTTTGTTCGTATTTCGTTCTTTTTTGCATCTGGTACATTTGCATATAATGCACGTAAATATCTTTGAACATCACCGTCAGTACATCCAAGTTTTTTACCAGTTTCTTTGTTGTAAATACATTTACCTTTTATTTTATATGGCATAATACAATAAATATCAAGATTTTTTATTACTTTCAATTTTTTATTTATATTTATTTAACAGTAATACGACATTTCCTTTGTCGCAACATATAATTAATTAATCTTCATTGAAGTTCAAATCCTCAATAACTTCACACAAATAAGGAAAATAAATATGTCAAATCTATTAAAAGAAGCTATTGCTGACGCTAAGGCTGTACGTGCTACAGCACTTGCAAATGCAAAAGCTGCGTTGGAAGAAGCATTCCAACCAAAACTAGAAGCTATGTTAGCCGAAAAATTAAAAAACGAAATTTCTGAAGGTGAATATGGTTCAGATGAAG